GGTGCTTTATGTTGCGCCTACCAATGGTCAGGCTAGACAGATTATTTGGCAAGTCCTGATGGAATTAGGGCGTGAAGTCATCCAAAACGCCCATATCAATAACCAAGACATCACGACTATAAATGGGGCAACTATCTATGTTCGTGGTGCTGATAGACCTGATACCTTACGGGGTGTGTCCCTTACCTATGCTGTACTAGACGAGGTGGCAGACATTAAGCCAGAAGCATGGGAGCAAGTAATCAGGGCTTCTCTGTCAGACAAAAAGGGCAGAGCCATGTTTATTGGTACGCCAAAAGGCAGAAACTGGTTCTATGACCTATACAAGTTAGGACAGTCAGAAGACGATGCTGATTGGAAGTCTTGGCACTTCACCACAAAAGACAACCCTTTGATTGACCCAACTGAGATTGAGTCAGCCAAGAAAACCTTGTCTACCTTTGCTTTCAAGCAAGAATACATGGCTAGTTTCACCAATGCTGGCAGTAATGTGTTTAAGGAAGAATGGATTAAGTATGGGGAAGAACCTCAGTACGGCAGTTACTACTTAGCCATTGACTTGGCAGGATTTGAGGAAGTTGCCAAACAAGCGGCTAATTCTAAGAAAAGGCTAGACCAAACTGCTATTGCTGTGGTCAAGGTAACGGATGACGGCAAGTGGTTTGTCAAAGAGATTGTCTTTGGGCGTTGGGATATACGGGAGACTGCGGCAACCATCCTAATGAAGATGCGGGATTACAGACCTTTGGCAGTAGGAATTGAGCGAGGTGCGTTAAAAAATGCAGTTTTGCCATATTTATCTGACCTAATGCGTAAAAATAATGTATATTCGCACATAGTTGACTTAACGCATGGCAACAGGAAAAAGGCTGACAGAATTATCTGGAGCCTCCAAGGTCGATTTGAGCATGGACGTATTGTGCTGAACTCTGAGGAGGATTGGGATGAATTTAAAGATCAACTTCTTTTGTTTCCCGCCATTGGAGTGCATGATGACTTGCCAGATGCTTTGTCATATATTGACCAGTTAGCCGTGACTTCTTACTTTGAAGATGTTGAAGAAGATGAGTGGGAGCCAGTTGACATAATTTCAGGTGTTTAATTTTATGGAGAAGATAATGGCAACACAACCAAAATATAGGTCTACTGAATCTATTGGTTTTCGTGATGATGGTAAAGGAAATTTAGAACGACTTTATTCATATCGGACAAAGCCTGTTGAAGGTGGTGGATCATCTGTATTGCGTTCATCAGACGAGCCATATGAAGGTGCTGGCAGAGGTTTTGTCAACCCACCTGAAGTTAATACTCGTAGACAATACGAAAAAGAAAAAGAGGCTGGCGATCCTAATGCTGTAAGGTTGTCATTTGAAGAGTGGAAAAAACTCTAAAGTAAATAATCGGAGGCGTAATGGCAACAGACAAAGAAGTGAAGATCGAAGATCAGGGTAGTTACGATGAGCCTACACAGGCTGACAAGGACTTAACTGCCTTTGTTGTTGACCATTGTGATCGTTGGCGTGATTACAGAGATACCAACTTCCTTCCCGATTGGCTAGAGTACGAGCGCATCTTCCGTGGTGAATGGGCAGTAGAAGACAAAACCCGTGAATCAGAGCGTAGTCGCATTGTTACCCCTGCAACTCAGCAAGCAGTAGAGACTCGCCATGCTGAGATCATGGAAGCAATCTTTGGTCAGGGCGACTTCTTTGACATTAAAGACGATATTCAAGATGTCAATGGCAACCCTATTGATGTGGAGATGATTAAGGCTCAACTCACAGAAGACTTCAAGAAAGACAAAATTCGCAAAGCCATTGACCAGATTGAATTGATGGCTGAAATCTATGGCACAGGCATAGGCGAAGTTGTGGTGATGACTGAGACAGAGTATGTCCCTTCCACTCAGCCAATCCCTAATATGCAAGGGCAAGCGGCTATTGGTGTGATGGAAAAAGAACGCATTGCGGTCAAGATTTCTCCTGTAAATCCAAAGAACTTCTTGTTTGACCCCAATGGTGTTTCGGTTAGCGACTGTATGGGTGTGGCGATTGAGAAATATGTCTCTATCCACAAGGTTGTTCAAGGCATCGAGGCTGGTATCTATCGCAAGGTAAACATCACCACTACTGGAGATGACTCTGACCTAGAGCCTACCCAAGAGGTAAGCCAGTATCAAGATGAGAAGGTTCTACTCCTAACCTACTACGGCTTAGTCCCACGGGAATACCTAGAGAATCTAGAAGAAAACAAAGACATTGTTGACCTTTTCCCAGATAACTCTGAGGCAGAAGAATATTCTGACTTGGTAGAAGCCATTGTGGTAATTGCCAATGATGGTCAACTGCTAAAGGCTGAAGCGAATCCTTATATGATGAAGGACAGGCCAGTTTTAACCTATCAAGATGACACAGTTCCTAATCGTTTATTGGGCAGAGGCACAGTAGAAAAAGCGTTCAATATGCAAAAGGCTATTGACGCACAGACTCGCTCACACCTTGACTCCCTTGCGCTGACTACTAGCCCAATGATTGCAATGGACGCTACTCGTTTGCCAAGAGGAATGAAGTTTGAGGTAAAGCCAGGCAAGGCAATCCTTACCAATGGCGCACCTTCTGAGATTCTTTACCCCTTCAAGTTCGGTCAAACTGACCCCAATAACTTGGCTACGGCTAAAGACTTTGAGCGTATGTTGTTACAAGCAACGGGAACGCTTGATTCCCAAGGCATGATTAGCAATGTGGCTAGAGATGGTGGTCAAGGCGGTATGTCTATGGCTGTCGCTTCTATCATTAAGAAGTACAAACGCACTTTGGTGAACTTTCAAGAGGATTTCTTAATCCCGTTTATCCAAAAAGCGGCCTTCCGTTATATGCAGTTTGACCCAGAACGCTATCCCTCTGTGGATATGAACTTCATACCTACGGCAACGCTTGGCATTATTGCCCGTGAGTACGAACAACAGCAGTTCATTGGCCTACTCCAGACGCTTGGCCCGAATACTCCTGTCTTGCCTGTGATTTTGAAGGGCATTTTGGCTAATTCAAGCCTATCTAACAGGATGGAACTGATTGCTATGTTGGATCAGATGAGTCAACCTGACCCACAAGCGCAACAAATGCAACAAATGCAACAACAATTGGCTATGCAAGCGGCACAGGCACAGATTGCTGTCAACACTACTCAGGCAGAACAGAATCGTGCAGAGGCTCAGAAGTTAATGACTGAGGCACAATTGATGCCACAAGAAGTGCAAGCCAAGATGAGTGCATCTTTGACTAAGAATCTACCCAATGAGGCTGATGCCAACCAAAGGGAGTTTGATAAGAGGGTTAAGATCGCTGATTTGATGCTCAAAGAGGCTGATATTAAGAATAAGAGCAAGATTGTTGAGTTACAGATGGCTGATAAGTTAAATGCTCAATCCCAAGTCAAGCAAGACTTCCTTACTAAACTCACGGATGGTCTAAAGAATGGCTAATATCAAGGAACTTATCCAAAGTATTGAGTCAACAGACTCATCTTTTGATGAAAAGTTAGAAGCCATCAACAAGATGGAAGAAACTCTTGTCGCTTTGCGCCAGCAAGAGGAAACGGCTGTTCAAGACAATGTAGACCTGATAGTTGAAGCCATCAAAGTGATGGAAAACAAGGTTACTGCACAACTAGAGATTGCAAAGTCTATTGTTCCTGAGAAGGGTGATAAGGGTGATAAGGGTGAGCGTGGTTTAGATGGTCGCCAAGGCATAGATGGTAAGAATGGTCAAGATGGTAAAGATGGAAAAGATGGATTAGACGGAAAAGATGGTGTTTCTGTCTCAAATGCTCAGATCGACTTTGATGGTTCATTAGTTATTACCCTGTCTACTGGTCAAGAGATCAATGTGGGTGAAGTGGTTGCTCCTGACTTAGCAGAAAAGATCAAAGTTATTAGCACCATGTCCACCAATGGGGCGGTGGCTATCTTAGACGAAGGCACAAGCATCACAAGTGGTGTTAAGAAAATCAATTTTGTTGGTGCGACTGTTACTGCTACCAATTCTGGTGACGATGTAACAGTCAATGTAAGCGCAGGAACAGGAACAGTTACAAGCGTGGCTTTATCGGGTGGTACGACAGGATTAACTGTTACTGGTAGCCCAATTACAACAACTGGCACTATTACCTTGGCTGGAACTCTTGCGGTTGCTAGTGGTGGCACAGGTACAGCAACGCCTAGTTTAGTGGCTGGCACAAACATTACTAGTATCACAGGCACTTGGCCTAATCAAACAATTAACGCAAGTGGCGGTTCTGGCACAGTTACAAGTGTTGCCGCTACTGCTGGTACAGGAATTAGTATTACGGGAAGTCCGATTACTACATCTGGTACGCTAAATATTACCAATACTGCACCAGATCAAACAGTTGCGTTAACTGCTGGAACTGGAATATCGACAAGTGGAACGTACCCTAATTTCACTATTACTAATTCTTCTCCTGACCAAACAGTTGCGTTGACTGCTGGTACAGGCATTAGCACAAGTGGTACGTATCCTAACTTTACAATCACCAACTCTGCACCAGATCAGACTGTGGCATTGACGGGTGCGGGTACGACTAGCGTTACTGGAACATATCCTAACTTTACGATTACTTCCAATGATTCAGCAACTGGTACTGTAACAAGCGTATCTGCGTTAACTTTAGGCACAACAGGAACTGATCTAAGTTCTACTGTGGCTAATGGAACTACAACTCCAGTAATAACCTTAAATGTACCTACCGCATCTGCAACTAATCGTGGCGCATTAAGTTCTGCTGACTGGACAACATTTAACAACAAGGGTTCTGGAACAGTTACTTCTGTAAGCGGTACAGCAGGAAGAATTACCTCAACAGGTGGCACTACTCCTATTCTTGACTTGACAAGTGGAATTGCAACGGCTGGAACAACTGGTTCAGCATCTCTGATTCCTGTGGTAACTATTGACACTTATGGTCGAGTTACAAGCATAACAACTGCCGCTAACCCACAAGGAACAGTTACTTCTGTAACAGCAACTTCTCCAGTAGCATCTAGCGGTGGTGCTACACCTGCTATCTCTTTATCAAGCGGTTATGGCGATACGCTAAACCCCTATGCCTCTAAGACTGCTAACTTTGTGTTGGCATCTCCCAATGGAACTGCTGGAGTTCCTACATTTAGAGCATTGGTAGCAACTGATGTCCCAACTCTTAATCAAAACACAACAGGCACAGCGGCTAACGTAACAGGAACTGTGGCTATCGCTAATGGCGGTACAGGCTCTACAACTGCCGCTACTGCTTTGACTGCATTAGGCGCATATCCTTCAGCAAACCCATCTGGCTATACAAGTAACACAGGCACAGTAACAAGTGTTGGCGGTACAGGAACAGTTAATGGATTGACTTTAACTGGAACTGTTACTACAAGTGGAAACCTTACATTAGGTGGAACTTTAAGCAGTATTGCTAACTCTGCTTTGACTAATAGTGCAGTTACTGTTGGTACAACCGCTATTTCTTTGGGTGCTTCTAGTCTTACATTGGGTGGATTGACTTCTGTTGCTGTAACACAAGACCCTACAACATCACTTCAGTTGGCTACTAAGCAGTATGTGGATAACACCGCACAAGGTTTATCTGCTAAAACGGCTGTTTATGTGGCTACAACCGCAAACATCACTTTGTCTGGCGAACAGACTATTGATGGTTTTACAACTTCAGCAAGTCGTGTTTTAGTAAAAAATCAAACTACAACATCACAAAACGGCATTTATGTATCGTCTGCAAGTACATGGACACGGGCAACTGATGCTGACACATGGAATGAATTGATTTCTGCGTTTGTTTTTGTTTCGCAAGGAACGATTTATGGAGACACGGGATGGACTTGTACTGTTGATGCGGGTGGAACATTAGGAACAACTGCCGTTACTTGGGTTCAATTCTCAGGTGCTGGAACATTCACAGCAGGAACTGGTCTTACCTTAACTGGTACTCAGTTCAGTATTACTAACGTAGGTACAGCAAGCACTTATGGTTCTGCTACCCAAACACCAGTATTAACAACAAATGCACAAGGGCAAGTTACTGCCGTAACCAATACCACGATTACTCCTGCGATTGGCTCTGTAAGTGGTTTGGCTACGGGTGTTGCTACATTCTTAGGAACTCCATCAAGTGCAAACATGGCCGCCATGTTGACGGATGAAACTGGCACAGGATCAAACGTATTTGCTACAAGTCCTACTTTGGTAACTCCTATTCTTGGAACTCCACAATCAGGAAACTTCAGCACAGGCACATTTACATGGCCTACCTTTAACCAGAATACTACTGGTACTGCCGCAAACATCACGGCATCAAGTAACTCAACGCTGACAACACTAAGCGTACTAAGTCTGCCTGGCTCTCAAGTTTCTGGAAACATCTCTGGTAATGCCGCCAATGTGACTGGAACTGTTGCAGTTGCTAATGGTGGAACAGGATTAACTGCTACGCCTACTAATGGTCAGATAGACATAGGAAATGGAACAGGTTTTACTAGGTCAACATTGACTGCTGGTACGGGTGTAACCATAACCAACGCTTCTGGTTCAATTACTATTGCCGCTAGTGGAACTGGTGTTACTTCTGTAACAGGAACAAGCCCAGTTGTATCGTCTGGTGGTACTACTCCAGCAATTAGTTTGGCAACAGCCTATGGAGATACGTTAAACCCATACGCTTCAAAGACTGCCAACTTCATTCTTGCCGCCCCTAATGGAACGGCAGGTGCGCCAACATTCAGGGCAGTTGTTGCCGCTGACATTCCTACATTGAACCAAAACACCACGGGAACTGCGTCAAATGTGACTGGTACTGTGGCTATTGCGAATGGTGGTTCTGGTCAGACTACTGCACAGTTAGGAATGAACGCTTTTGCTGGCGCAGTTACAAGTGGTTCATATTTGCGTGGAAATGGAACAAATGTGGTCATGTCCACAATCCAATCCGCAGATGTGCCAACTTTGAACCAAAACACAACGGGTACGGCAAGTAATGTCACGGGAACTGTTGCTATTGCCAACGGAGGAACTGGACAGACAACGCAACAGGCGGCATTAACTGCGCTTTCTGGTACACAAACAAGTGGTCAGTATTTACGTTCAAATGGAGTAAATACGTTGTTGTCTGCTATACAAGCGGCAGATGTACCAACATTAAATCAAAGTACGACAGGTAGTGCGGCGACACTTACCACTACAAGAGCAATTTATGGAAATAACTTTAATGGTAGTGCCGCCCTTACACAAGTAATTGCATCAACTTATGGTGGTACTGGTAATGGGTTTGCTAAATTGTCAGGCCCTGCAACCACAGAAAAGACTTTTACCCTTCCAAATGCTTCTGCCACTATTCTTACAGATAACGCCGCAGTTACTGTTTTACAGGGTGGAACGGGCGCAACAACCGCATCAGGTGCTAGAACAAATCTTGGATTGGTAATTGGTACGGATGTATTATCACCAACAGGTTCAGCCGCATCTCTTACTTCTTTTCCAACATTTAACCAAAATACTACTGGTACAGCATCAAATGTTACTGGAACAGTAGCAATAGCAAATGGCGGTACAGGACAGACTACTGCCAATACCGCTTTCAATGTTTTAGCCCCTAGCCAAGCAACTAACTCAGGTAAGTATCTAACCACAGATGGAACTAATACATCTTGGGCA